TAGATGTCAACCTCCTAATTGGTGGTGATAATCAAGATGGTAATACTACTCTCCCAATTGGTCTAGTTGACCTCGCAGATTCCCGCAAGGACTGTGTTGTATTCCTTTCTCCTGACAAAAATGACTGTGTTTCAAACGAAAATCCACAGGAGAGTAGTACTACTCTCACCGAAGTTCTGGCATTCAGAAATACAGGAATCAACAAAAGCAGTTCCTATGCTTTCCTTGACTCTGGTTGGAAGTATATGCATGACCGCTACAACGATGTCTATGTTTGGACACCTCTATGTGCCGATTCTGCTGGTATTGCAGTCCGCTCAGACGAGGCAACCGAGACTTGGTTCTCACCAGCAGGTTTCAACCGTGGTCAGGTCCGAGGTGTCGTCAAGTTGTCCTTCAACCCAACCAAAACCCAAAGAGATGCACTCTATAAGGATCAGATCAACCCAGTCGTGGCATTCCCCGGTGAAGGTACATGCCTGTTCGGAGACAAGACATTGCAGTCGAAGCCAAGTGCATTCGACCGCATCAATGTCCGAAGACTCTTCATCGTGCTTGAGAAGGCAATCGCAACTGCCTCGAAGTTCCAACTCTTCGAGCAGAATGATGCGTTCACTCGCGCCCAATTCAAGAACCTTATCGAACCATTCCTCCGCGACGTACAGTCACGACGAGGTATCATCGACTTCAAGGTTGTATGTGACGAGTCTAACAACACGGGTGAGGTCATCGACCGAAACGAGTTCATTGCTGATATCTTCATCAAGCCAACACGTTCGATCAACTTCATCACCCTGAACTTCATCGCTGCAAGAACTGGAATTGACTTCAGTGAAATCGGTGGGGTCTGAGTAAACTCGACTAAATAGAGAGAGAAAGAGGAGAACATATGTCTCTAAACATCAACAACTTCAAGAACCAACTCACCAAGGGTGGGGTTCGTCCCTTCCTCTTCCGAGTTCAGGGAAACGTCGGTCCTACCACATTGGCAGAACCAGTCGGTTATCTTTGCAAGGCTGCAAGTCTTCCTGCGTCATCCATGAGTGCAATCGAAGTCCCTTATCGGGGTCGAAAACTCAAACTCCCCGGCACACGCGAGTATGCCGAGTGGAGTCTCACGTTCCTTTCAGATGGCGATTTCAAACTACGAAACGCTTTCGAGAAGTGGATGGAAGACCTAAACAAAACAGTCGCAAACGTAGCACAAACTGAACACGACTTCAATGCCAAGCACTTCCCCGACTGGAAAATCGATCATCTTGATCGTAAAGGAAAGCCAATCAAGTCTTACAAATTCTTCCACTGTTGGCCAAGTGAAGTTGCAGCAATTGAACTGAGTGTGGAAGACACTGATGCACTTGCAGAGTTCACCGTAACTATGCAGTACTCTTACTTCACTAGTTCTGACGTTTCTGATGAGAATCCGGGTAAGGGAATCGCTCCCGTCCCCGGACTCGGTTCGTGAATAAGCCTCTGATAAGGAGATGATACATTATGGCACTGGAATTGTTCGGATTCGAAATAGGTAAAAAGAAGAAGGGCCCGTCCCCACTTCAACAAGATACAAGCACTAAAGCCGTCTCCTTTGTCCCACCGGACCAAGATGACGGTGCTGTTTATATTGATGGTGGGGGCTACTACGGTGCCTTCATTGACTTTGATACCAAAGCACAAACAGAAATTGAGTTCATTAGCAAGTACCGAGAGATGGCTGGACATCCCGAGGTCGAATCTGCTGTCGAGGACATTATCAACGAGTCCATCGTCGTAGAGAAAGACAAGAAGAGCATCGAACTTGCTCTTGATCGTGTAGATCTGAGCGATCCTATCAAGAAGAAGATGCACGAAGAGTTCGATCACATCTTCAGACTTCTCAAGTTCCATCAAAGAGGTCCAGAGATCTTCCGCAAGTGGTATATCGATGGGCGCCTCTACTATCATATGATGGTGGACGAAAAGAACCCTAAGAAGGGTCTTACTGAAATGCGATTCGTCGATCCCACTAAGATCAAGAAAGTGGTTGAGATCCAGAAAGACAAGAACGCAGACAACGTAGATCTCGTCAAAGAAACAGATGAGTACTTCATTTTCCGAGAGGATCCCAACCAACAAGTTGGTCTGAAGATCTCCCCGGATGCAATCAACTATTCTACATCAGGACTATTTGATTCTAGTGGATCGAGAGTCATTTCGTTTCTGCATAAAGCAATCAAACCTCTGAACCAGTTGCGTATGATTGAAGATGCTGTAGTCATCTATCGCATCTCGCGTGCGCCCGAGCGTAGAATCTTCTATATTGACGTAGGCAACCTACCCAAGACCAAGGCAGAACAGTACGTTCGCAGTCTAATGAACCGATATCGCAACAAGTTGGTATATGACGTACAGACCGGAGAAGTCCGGGATGACAAGCGGCATATGTCTATGCTTGAAGACTTCTGGCTTCCCCGGCGAGAAGGTGGTAAGGGTACTGAAATCTCCACCCTAGATGGTGGTCAGAACCTTGGTGAGATGGACGATGTTGTGTACTTCCAACGAAAACTGTATCAATCTCTCAACGTCCCTTCCACCCGACTTGATCGTGAGATCAACGCAGGGATCGGTCGTGCTACTGAAATTGGTCGGGATGAAGTTAAGTTTATGAAATTCATAGATAGATTGAGATCAAAGTTTTGTGATGTGTTCCGTACTGCTCTCAAATCACAATTGATTCTAAAGGGTATCATGACTGTCCAAGAGTGGAATAGAATTTCACATGATGTCGAATTTGAATTCGGTCGTGACAACCACTTTGCAGAACTCAAAGATTATGAGATCATCAGTGAGCGTATGTCCATCCTTCGTGATGTGAATGAGTACGTCGGAAAGTTCTTCTCTCTTGACTATATCAAACGTAATGTATTGCGTATGACGGACAAAGAGATTGCGGACATGGACGAACAGATTACCCTCGAACGAGAACAAGGTCTTATCACAGACGACAGCGGAGGATTTTGATGGACGATATTAGAACCATCTTCGAAAACTTAGACAACAACAACGATCCTGACACAGTAAGGAAGTTGTTCCGTGCAGCATTGAATGAGCGGATGTATAGAAGATTGGGGATGGAGCATATCGACACTACCTTCCGGTTGTGGGAAGAAGGGGAAGAAGTTGTTGACGCAGCCGCGGCTGCTGTCGGAACCCCCGACGATACAGTCCTAGATCCTGCATTTGAGAAGGAGTACTTCCTCAAAACATTCGAAGTCAAGAACAATACCATCACTATCAAATCTGTTGGTATGGGACGCAACAAACCCGTTTCTGTTTACATCAACGATGAACGATGGGAACTGTTTGCTGGTCCACAAACCGCAGAGAAGCAAGTCACCGAATATATCAAGTCAGGTATGTTCGAGAAGGCACAAGAGAAGAAAGCAGCAAAGGCTGCTGCATCTGCTCCCGCACCACCAGAAGAAGAACCTCCTGCAAAAGAAGAATCTTTGTCAGAGAAGAATGTGATAAATGCACTCCGGGAGATGTCAGTCAACTCCAAAAGAAAGCAACGAGTCACGTTCAGGGATGGTGGAACATTGAATATGGATTGTTCTACAGCCAAGGCCGTGCTTGCGGTCTACGAAGCCCTAAATACAAAAGCGAACAAAGCCCGGTTTGAACAGATGGTCAACCAGTCCCGTTCGTCGTTTCAAAAACTGGTGAGTTTCGCCAATCAACAGATGAGGAATAACAATGTCAACTGATAAAATCATAGACGCCATTTTGGACGAGGACGCAAAACTCGCAACGGATGAAATTCGAAATAGTCTCTTCGCACGCGCTGCTTCTGCTCTTCAAGAGAAAAAGAAGGAAGCAGACGAAATCTTGTTCATAGAAGGCAAAAATTCAACGAAGGTGAGCAACAAGCACCTTAGTCAATCCAAGGAAATGTATAAGTCCCTTGGTGATATTGATGAAAAAGAACTGAGTCCAGAGCAGAAGGCATATAAGAAGGTCTTTGAAAAGATGCTCAAGAAGTATGAGGTCAAGTCACCTGCCGAATTGGATGACGAGAAGAAAAAGGAATTCTTCAATGAACTATCATCTGTGTGGGCTAAAGATTCAGCAAATGAAGAAGTCTCTGAAGAAGAGGAAGTCAACTGATGTTTCTGATCACTGAGACACTACTAGATGACGTACAATGTATTGTGGAA